CCTGTATCAGTCAGTGCTGCCATTGTTGGTCCTACAGTAAAAGGTCCTGTAGAAATTCCTACATTAGATACTTCATATTCTGATTACCAAAATCGTTTTGGTACTACATTTGAAAGTGGAAGTGACCAATTCTCATTTTTAACTTCTATTTCGGCTTACAATTATTTTCAAAATGGAGGAGAAACCTTATTAGTAACCAGAGTAGTATCAGGTTCTAATACTTGGGATTATGCTGAATCAGCGATCCCCGCTGCTGATGGTACTGCATTTACTCTTGAAGTTTTAGATCAAGGAGAGCTATTTAATAACTCTGGATCTACAAACGAAATCCCAAGTGGAAATGGTGCTTTATATTCAGGTTCTAAAGATAATATTAGATGGGAAGTAGCTAATTCTTCCTCAGCTACGGGTGAATTTGATCTCTTAATTAGAAGAGGAGATGATAAAGATACTAATAAAATTGTTCTCGAAACTTGGACTGGATTATCAATGGATCCTAAAGCTGATAATTATGTTGCTAGAGTAATTGGGGATTACAAATATGAGTATGATTCAACTGAAAATTATGTAAAAGTAACAGGTGATTACCCTAATGCTTCTAGATATGTAAGAGTAAAATCAGTATCTCTAAAAGCTACAAATTATTTTGATAATGCAGGTGACCCAAAATCAGCATACTCAGGATATATCCCATTACAAGGTTCAGGTTCTTATGCTGGTACATTTGAAAATGGGGTAGGTTCATTAATTAGTGCTGATGGAGCCAATAATATGTTTAGCAATATTGATACTCGAACACAAGGTTTAGTAGCATCAGATTATTCTGATATGTTAAATTTATTAGCTAATCAAGATGATTACCAATTTAACTTATTAACCACCCCAGGTCTGTTAAGAAGTAAACACGCTTCAGCGATTACAACTGCTATTAATAATGTACAAAGTAGAGGAGATGCAATTTATGTAATTGACCCTTCTGCCTACGGATCCGCAATTACAGGTACAGATAGTCCAGTTGAAGAAGCAGGAACAATTAATTCATCATATGGTGCTATGTACTGGCCTTGGTTACAAACCTCAGATCCAGATACAGGTGATAACGTATGGGTACCAGCTTCGACAATGATTCCGGGGGTTTACGCGTTTAACGACAGTGTCTCTGAACCATGGTTCGCTCCGGCGGGTATTAATAGAGGTGGTTTAACTACGGTAATTCGTCCTGAAAGAAAATTATCATCTGCTAACAGAGATACTTTATACAATGGTAAAGTTAACCCAATCGCTTCATTCCCAGGAGTTGGAACTGTAGTATATGGTCAGAAAACTTTACAAAAACAAGCCTCAGCACTTGATAGAGTAAATGTTAGAAGATTATTAATCGATCTTAAGAGCTATATTGGTCAACTTTCTAAAAACTTAGTATTTGAACAAAACACAGCTGCTACAAGAAATAACTTCCTAAGCCAAGTAAACCCATACTTAGAATCAGTAGTTCAAAGACAAGGTTTATACGCGTTTAAGGTAGTAATGGATGAAAGTAATAACACACCTGATGTTGTAGATAGAAATCAGTTAGTAGGTCAAATTTACTTACAACCAACTAGAACAGCTGAGTTTATTTACTTAGACTTTAACATCTTACCAACTGGAGCTACATTCCCAGCGTAAGAGTTAAAAATTAGAATATTTATAATAAATAATTATATAGCAAAATGGCAGTATTAGACCCGAACGAAATTTTCTTTACAGCATTTGAACCTAAACAACCTAATAGGTTTATAATGTATATGGATGGTTTTCCATCATTTATTGTAAAAGGGGTATCTGGTGTATCTTTAACCCAAGGTTCAGTAGCTCTTAATCATATTAACGTTCAACGCTTTGTTAAGGGTAAAACAACTTGGAATACAATTAGCTTTACACTCTTTGATCCAATCACACCTTCTGGAGCGCAAGCTGTAATGGAATGGGTTCGTTTACATCACGAATCAGTAACAGGTAGAGATGGTTACTCAGATTTCTATAAGAAAGATTTAACTTTCAACGTAGTAGGTCCTGTTGGTGATGTTGTTTCTGAATGGATTATCAAAGGTGCTTTAATTACTGAAGCTAACTTTGGAGATTACAACTACGATACAGTAGATTCAGCAGTTGAAATCTCAATGACAGTACAACCAGATTACTGTATCTTAAACTTCTAATCAAATTTCGTAATATATTTAAGAGGAGCTTGGCTATGCCGGGCTCCTTTTGTATCGTTATCGTATTACGAGGGGGTTCTTTGACATAATACTATAATACTATGGAAATAACATCATTTATTTTAGGTGTAATTGCTGTCATTGCTATTATGATGGTTGCGATTACGTCTGTGAATTATATGGCGTTCAAAACTCTAAAAAGAGATTTTGACAATTACGTAAGCGGTACTGAAAGAGTACTTGCTGATATCTACAAAGATAATGATTTTGCTCGACAAGAGATACATTCTCGAATTACGGAAACCGAACAAGCTGTAGTTCGACACACCGACTCTAGAGTCGATAAACTAGAAAGAAAAATCTATTCAGATTTTGATATTAAAAAACAACAAAGAAAACAATATTAATTAGTTAAAGAATTTCCCCTCGTAATATTTATAAGCACAAAAGTTATTATTAATAAAAGATATGGATTTTAAATTACCCACTGAAACTGTAGATTTACCTTCTAAAGGTTTACTTTATTCTTCCGATAGCCCTCTTTCTTCGGGCAAAGTTGAAATCAAATACATGACTGCTAAAGAAGAAGATATTCTTACTAATGCTAATTACATTAGTGAAGGTACTGTATTAGATAAACTAATGAAATCACTTATTGTAAGTGAAATCGACTACAATGATTTACTTATTGGAGATAAAAACGCCATTATGGTAGCAGCCCGTATTTTAGGATATGGTAAAGACTACAAATTCACATACCAGGGTGAAACCCATACAGTAGATTTAAGTCAATTAGAAAATAAAGAAATTGATGAATCCTTATTTACTAGAGGTAATAATAGATTTTCATTTACTCTTCCTACTACAAATGTTAATATTGAGTTTAAATTATTAACTCATAAAGACGAAGCTAACATCTCTCAGGAAATTAAAGGTCTTAAAAAAATTAATGCTAATACCTCAGCTGATTTAACTACTCGTCTAAAACACATGATTATATCAGTGGATGGAAGTGAAGAAAGATCCGATATACGAAAATTTGTTGATAATTATCTCCTAGCACAAGATGCCAGGGCATTAAGAGCATATATTAACAAAATTCAACCTGATGTTGACCTTACTTTTTTTCGTGGACGGAGTGAAGAAAAAACATCAATTCCCATTGGACTTAACTTTTTTTGGCCTGACTTCGAGTAAAGCATCTGAATATAGGGTAAATGTGCTTACTGAAGTTCATGAAACTGTATTTTACGGAGGTGGAGGTTATATTTGGAGTGAAGTCTATAATATGCCTATTTATTTAAGAAGGTTTACTTTAGCTAAACTTAAAGAACACTTTGATAAGGTTAAAGAAGCTTCCAAACCTAAAGATACCAATAAACAAAGTCTAGTAGACAGCTCAGGTAAAGTAAATACTCCTCAATTTAAAGCAGTTAGTTCAAAATACAAATAAAAACATATTCTTTTAATATTTATCACATATATATTAGAATATGCCTTTAGGAGATCAATTTAAAAAAGCTAAAAACGAAGCAGAAGAATTCAATCAGGAATTAGCATTTATTGCTGATGCTATTCGTTCTATTGGTAGTGATATAGAAGATGATTTAATTCGTAAATTAGAGGCTGCGGGAAAAGGTGCTAAGGGTATAGGAGATGCCTTAAAAAAAGGTTATAATAAAGACGTTAAGGATGCTTCTAAATTAGTAGAAGATATAGTTAAAGCTCAAGGTCGCCAAGAAGCTGGTCTTCTTAGACAATCTGAGATCAGTAAACTCCAGGTTAAAATAGAAGACCTTAAAGCACTTAAAACATTTAGATTTAACCAAGCTAAAGCTTATGGTTTAAAGTTAGAAGAGGAAAATCTTCAAGCTATGGAAGCAGAAATTAAAGCTGCTGAAAAAGCTTTAGAGGTAATTAAAGATAATAAAAATAAGTTTGGTGGTGTAGCAGCTTTTGCTTCTGAAAAGATTAAAGAACTTAATCTTAATGTTAAAGATTTAGGAGCAGCAATTTTTACCTTTATGGTAAAAAAATTAAAAGAATTTGATAACGAAGTTGTTAATATTCAAAGAAATTTTGCTGTTACTAAGGGTGAGGCTATTGAACTTAATCAAACACTAGCTCGAACTGCTCTTGGAGCAAAAACTTTAGGGGTAAATTTAGAAAGTGTTACTAAAGCTACTAATACTTTAAATGATTCTTTAGGAGGCACTGCTAATATATTCACTAAAGAAATAAGAAACGAAGCAGCATTTCTCCAATCCCGACTTAAACTTTCAGAAGAAGCTTTAGGAGGAATATTTAAAACTGCTCAACTTAGTGGTAAATCTCTTAAACAAGTTACAGCTGAACAAGAAGCTTCATTTAAAGCTGTTAGAGCTACTACTGGAGTTTCATTAAATTTCCAAAGAACTTTAGAAGAAGCTAATAAAACCTCAGGAGCTTTAAGATTAAATTTAGATGCTTTCCCTGGGGGTATTGTAGAAGCTGTTGCCGCAGCTAAATCTTTAGGTTTAGAATTAGAACAAATTAAAGGTATTCAAAGTTCTATTTTAGATTTTGAATCTTCTATTGCGGCTGAAATGGAAGCCGAAGCTATAACTGGTAGAGAATTAAATCTTGAAAGAGCTAGGTTAGCTGCTATGAATAATGATATAGCAGGTCTAACAGAAGAAATTGCCTCTCAATTTGGATCAGTTGCCGAATTCCAATCAATGAATTACTACCAACAGCAAGCTTTTGCTAAAGCTGTAGGTTTAAGTAGTGATCAATTAGCTGATGTATTAAGAACCCAAGAATCTATTAATTCTACTCTTCAAACTGGGGTAGAAACACAAGGAGAATCTTTAACAGAAAACGCATCTGCTCTCTCAGCTACTGAAGCATTAAATGAAACTATGAAAACCCTAAATACAATATTAAAAACTAGTTTAGGTTTAATGTTAGGATTAGCAGCAGCCGCAGCAATTATAGCGGCCCCCTTTACAGGTGGTTTATCTTTAGGAGCAATGGCTGGTATTTTAGCAGGAGGTGGACTTTTAGGAGCAGGTATTGGAATGGCAGTCCAAGATGGAACAGCCCCAGCCGATAGAGGTCCATTTACTATTACAGATTCTTACGGGGCTACCGCGGTTACTGCGAAGGGAGATAACGTAGTAGTATCCCCTAATGTATCTCAAGGTGGTGGCGAAGGTATCACTAAAGCCCAAGCTAACGAAATGATATCTTTACTTAGAAAAGTAGCAGATAAGGACTTCTCAATTAATATGGATGGTAGAAAACTTAATTCAGCAATCCAAACTTCAGGAGTTTCCTACAACGTTTAATATTTATAATAAAATACAATACCATGGGATTATTAAACAAATTAACACAAAACGGTTCAAACCTAACAGCATTTAATGGTGCTACTCCTGGTAATATGCCCGGAGCTAGTGATTCTTCACCTCTTCATAACCAATATTCAATTAATGGTAACCCAAACGTACAGAAGAAACCTCAACCTTCTCAATTAGATTTAGATGGTAAAACCCCTTCTAAATACACTGATAACTTACCAGGATAAGTAAATGCCTTTAATCGATCTAAAAACCGACCTTAAATCCCTCAGATTTAAGTCCCCAGATGTTCCTGGTGATA